CCAGTTTCCTTTTGCATGTTATACGAGGATGGAAGATATCCTTTATTAAGAGATTCTAAGGTTCTTGCCTGAACGTGAGAAAGACCCCTCATGTTTCCAGTGTAAGTTCCTGACCCCGGCGCACGAGTTATGCCAAATCCACCGATAGACATTGCAAACCCTGTAGCACTCGCGTTAGCTGCTGTAGCTGCCCTTATCTGTGCCATATCCTGATACTGTTTAGAATGGACCATATCCGCAACAAAGCCTAATGCTCCACTTGGTCTAAACGACGCATTTCCAAAAGCATTTGTAGTGGTTGTGCCGTTTATAAAACCACCTGCTATACTTCCGGGGATACCACCCACAGCACCCATAAGACTTCCTACGACCTTTTCTTTATTTTTTTCGGCGGTGGCCTTTAAACCTGTTTGTTGTAGGTCTTTAGCAGTTTGGTCTACTGCGCCGGGAATTTGTTGAACATTTTTTATACCCGAATCAAACAGCGCACCCGGTTTTATGTCTTTAAAGTCACCGCGAGTAAGCGGGTCAAACACTTCGCTAAACATCTCAACTCTGTCGTGCTGTCCCGGCTGTTGCTTTAAAAAGTCACCGTATGTATTATAATTTTGTGTAAAGTTAAAATCCGCAGCATCTTCACCAAACTTAATATCCCCGCCTAAAGCACCGGAGTCTCCACCTAACGCACCGATTAAGTCTCGTTCTAAGTTAGCTCGTGAATCTTCGTTTCCGTCACTTGTATCTTCTGCAGATGAATCACCACCAATTTTAGGGGCCGTAACATCAATACCTGTCTGCTCCTCTAGAGTGGGCATACCTAAAGTTTGACTAAAAAAATCAACGTAAGAGGATTCATACTGCTTTCTTGTCAGCACTTCCTTTTCGTCTTCTTTTCTAGTCGTGCCTAGCTGTATTCTGTCAACCATTCTTGATTACCGCCTCGTGGTTACTCTTGAGTTTGAGGAGTGTTTCCAGTAAAGCCAGCTTCCCCTGCGCCCGGAGCAGTTCCGACTCCGATTGTGCCGTCACCACGCCCTGAATCGTCAGTTCCCGGAGGTCCTGCAGGTACTCCTTCAGGGCTTCCCATTCCTTGCCCTGCACCAGCGGGGCCAGCGTCTGCGCTTGCTTCTTGTTGAGCATTTGCCATCATCCCTTGTAACATCTTTGCATACAGTTGAGCTTCGTTTTGGTCGTTCACCAGACTATCGGGGTCGATGTCCTGTGATATAGCCAGTTCACGCATCAGGTTTGGTATCTTGATGAATGGTGCTAACATAGGGTTAGCGACTGTTTGTAGAAGCGTTGTCAGCCTCTGGCTACGAACTTCTTTCTGCATTACGGCTGCAACACCGCGTGGTTTGATTTCTAGGTCACCCTCGATGTCAGGGGAGTCTTCGTTAAACTGCATGTTCCACTGGAAGTATGCTTCACCCAATGGCTTTAGCAGCATGTCGTCAATGTTCTTTACGACTGTCTTCATTGCCAGACCAGCAGAACCCATAAGCATGGATAATCCTGCCGCTGTGCGGCCCGTACCACTAACGCCCGTCTGACCGTGCATAATGGATGGGATACCAGTTTCTTCGTCAGCCAACTGGCGGCTAATCTGATACATTTGTAGGTTTTCACCAGCCGTGTTAGGAAACTTCAAACCGTTGATGGCTGTCCCTGTAACACCTGATTGGCGACGGAATATCTTACCGGGGAATATGTCCATGTTTTGGCCCGGCACAAGGCTTGCCTCATCCACGTCAAACACCAAGTTACCTGCTAGAGCTAGGTTATCAATAGCCATGCGTACGTGACCATTCATGAGCTTTTGAGCGTCTTCCATGTTCTCTGCTACACCAACACCCCATAGCTGGTAAGGGTTGACTTCGTAGGGGAACACTTGATATGGAATACGGGCTGGTGTGAAGGGGTTAAGAACACAACGAAGTATCATGTTTCCACAAACCCAGATGTTTACCTGTAGTTCGTCAAACTCTGACATCATATCTGCTTCTGCAAACCCTGCTGACTTAGCTAGGTCAGCGTCAAGAACACCCCAGTATTCGAGAACTTCGTAGCGGTTCTCTGAAACGTATGGTTCGTTTTCATCTTCACGAATTGTGTCTTCGTAATACTTATCTTCGTAGTTAGGGCCTTTTGCTAGGCACTCTTCTATAGCTTCCGAAATAAAGTAAGGACGCTTGATTAGTGCGCGAAGCTGTTGGCGGTTTAGTCTGTGACGTTCTATGACGTATTCACAGTCATCTATGCTGGTAGCGGATGGGTCTGGGTGGAAATCCCACGAAGACACCATTTCGATTTTAGGTACAACCTTCTCGTAGGGCTGGTATTCCCGATTACCCTCGTCGTCACGGCCCCACTTGTGGACACGCTTGTAAAAGTTAAAAGGCCCCTTGACAATTCCTGTGCCAAGAAGGGACGATTCAAATATAGCGTTTCGGAAAACGTTTACTGCGTTGGTATCTAATAACTGGTCATGGATAACTTTTTCCATGTTCATCGCTGCAATTTGTGCTGGGCTAATCTGTGGTTCACCCATCTTTGCAGGACCTTCAGCGAGTGGCAAGCTGCCATACTCTCCTTGAAGCCCACCGAGAAACTTACTAGATGGCGTTGCACCTAATTGTCCGGGTGGCAAATCACGCCCATCACCAACAAAACCATACGGGTCTTCCATCTGGTCTAGCGGTGTCTCCATATGTGCAAACTCCGCAATCCCTTCGGGAATAGGAGTGTGCTGTACGACTAGAGGAAACTTCTTGTTGGCAAACAGGATATCTACAATCTGCCCGTAAGCAGCCAAAACTTTAGTCTTGGTGATTCTAACGAACACCTTAGACCGTTCTGAATCACGGTAGGCTGTAGAAGAGTCGTAAACACCACGAAAATTCTTGTAGGCTTGCAACCAACGCTGCTCGTGAGAGTAACGTCCGTTTTCAGCTTCTTCGAACTTCTGTTTTACGTATCCTGCTAGACCGGGAAAGGTTTCATCCGCGTCATACAGTGGAATGGTCGTGTCATCTTCAGGTTGAAGGAAGTTATCATCTGCCATAATTTAGTAATCGCGTTCTTCAGCCATTTTCATTACAGAAGGGTCTACTGCACCCTTGGTCGCTGCCTTTGGCATGTCTTCAGTCAAAGAATCTGTCTTGGCACGAGTGTCAAATTCTAAACCTTCACGGTAAAGAGTCTTTGACCCCATCTCATCGTCAACAGATGTCTTGTCTGAGTTCATGATGTAGGATGCGCCATAATTGTAATTATTATCAGGCATGGTCATCTCCCATTATCTAGTTAAAAAGCCTTGGTCTTGTTCAATGGCAGGAGCGGCTTCAGGTCCCCTGTCACGTCCTAAGTCGATAAAACCTGCCTGTTCTTCGGCAGCTATGCGACTAGCAGGTGTTGTGCCAAACGTGTCAGGCTCTGACCGTCCAGCAGCAATGTCTCGTACGTCACTGTACCCTATAGGGCCAAACTCTGATGCGCCAGCGATGGCAGCAAGGGCAGGAGAGTCTGTAGCCGCTTCTACCTCAGTTGCTGTTGAGGCAGCAGTTGCTGCAGTCAGGCCTAAACCCAAAGGTCCTAGTGCCTTTTTGACAGGGCCGGGAACTTTACCGAGATACTTATTGATTCCATCCGCCATCGACTTTGCGTCAAAGCCTTTCCGTTCCAAGTTGGCACGAGCTTCTGGGTTGGATTCAGGAACTACGTCTGCGTCAGCACTCGCCAGTTTAGCAGCCTGTCTACCTTTAATCTTAGCTTCTTCTATAGCGCGAGACTTATCTTCAGCTTCTTGAATTTGTTCAGGGGTGATAGCAGCTAGGGTAGAAGTTCGTTTTGCTTCGGCTTCGGCTGTTGCTGCCGCTGCTTGACTTTGTTTAGCACGTTCTTCTGCTAATATGGTTGTTTGCTGCTCAGAAGCAAGGGCTTCTTTTTGTTCGTCAGTTAAAAGGTCTAGGTTTACACGGCCTGTCTGTGTGGTACCAAACTCACCACCTGCAAAGTCTACGGGACTTTCAATCAGGGCAGGTAGGTCTTTTTGGGGTACAAAGCCAGCGTAGTTCTTTTTCAAGATAGACGGGTTTACGTGGCCCATCATACCTTCAACGAAGTTTTCGTTTACGTTGTATTGCTCTAACATGAAACGGGGTACGATAGAGCGGATAACAGATGGTGTGGTTACAGGCTCGTAATTGCGAACTAGCTCACCCGCAGGAGAACGACTTTTTATTTCTTTTGCTGGGAGTATGTTAGCGAAAGGTTGGAGACGAGTTCCAATGTGCTTGTTGAAAGCATCCGTGAAGTCTCCATCTGTAACGTCAAACAGATAATCGGATGTGCTTGTATCGTAGTTCTGTTTTAAAAGACGGCCTAAACGCGAATTAGTATCAAAAGAAAGTTCAGGGCGACCCTTGTGGTCTTTCTTTGTTGTTACTTTGCCTTTTACTGTTATGGTATCACCCACAATAGTAACGTCTGACTTTTTAAGACCTAACAGTTGTTCAGGACGATTTGCTGTAGCTTTGTGGTACTCTAGTAGGTCTGATGTAGGTTGACCATACTCGGCTGCAACAAGAGGAGTTGCTTCTGCGTATATCTTATCTAGCTCTTCTTTAGGAAGAAGACCTTGCATTGGACGTTCGCCAGCTAAACCTGTGCGTTGTGTTCCTGCTAAACCTTTTGCACCAGCTAGTTGCGGGTACATAATCTCGTCAACACCCTCGGCTACTGTCTCCATAGCGGCTGTAGCACCGTAACGCTCCATCACGGGGCGTACCAATGCTTCTAGTGTTTGGAGATTGTAAGCTCTGTTCTTAGCGTCGGGGCTACCTTCGACAGTAAACAGCTTGATTACGTCAGCTTGCTTGAGGTCTTTGTAGGGGGTACTCAGGTCAATACCTAATGTTTTAGCACCAGACTTAATAGGGTTGATGCGCTTCTTTTGCTTTTCGTCAGCCTTAGACATGGCAAAATCCCACGCCTCGCCAAGCGTGAGAGTACCGTCTTTTGCTTTTTTACCTAATTCTATATCCGTGAGTGCCATCTAGTATCCGAACGTCCCATCAAAGGGTTGGAAGGCTTGGTCTTTTATGCCTTGCAATGATTTATGAATTGATGTATAACCACTTGTACGAGTCATAACCATATAACGGAGCGCATCATATGCGTGGTCTTCTGCTTTTGTATCTACGTCTTCACTGTTGGTTTTGGACAGCGGAATACCTGACATCTGTGCGACAGTGTGTTTACAGGTTGCGAAGATTCGTAAACGTGGTTCTTGAGTATACGGGTCGTCCGATAGTCTTCTATGGAGTTCCATCTTTCCTTGCAGTCTATTACGGTCAGATGGTGTCCATCGAACACCTGCTCTCATCATGGTTTCTGCGATAGATGGTCCGAAGCCTGTTTTGTTCCAACAGGAGGCATCAAGGACGTTGTAGTGGGGTAGAGGGTCTAACTCCTCCATTTCTAGTATTTTATCAGCTAACTGCTCTGCTGTCAAGTGTTTAGCGTATAACTCTTTATACACCCATATATTGTTGTCCCAGTCGATTGCACCCCACAGGACGCAAGAAGGACTAGCGTAGCCATAATCCGCAGCACGAATCCGGGGCCAGTTGGTTGGCATCTCGAAAGGTTCGACGACATGTTTGGAACGGGAGAACTCAGGAAAGGCTGCGCCTTCTGCTACATCCCAGTCTCCATCAAGTAGCCTGCGACGTTCTACGTCTGGTAACGAACGAAGCATTGCTTCATACTGTCCGTCAGCCATGAGGTAGGGGTTGTCAGTTAATCTAGCTGGTACAAATTTTCTATAAAAGAGAGGCTGTCCTGCTCTTGTAGGATGTGTGTCAGGCCAAAGAAACGCTCTACCCGTCTCTGGGTCATACGCCGGAAAAGCCTCATTCTCCGTGTGCTTCTCAATGTACATCTTTTTAACCCACCAGCCGCCGACACCACCGGGGTTAGCAGTACATCGCATACAGAGGTTTTTCTGTAGTTCTGGGTCCGTTGACCGAAGACGTGAACGCAAATAATCCCAAACATAGCTACTCGGATACTGGGTGATTTCATCAACGCCTATCCAGTTGAACGCCTGACCTTGAAAACGAGTTACGTCTTTGTCGCGGTCTAGATAGGTGAACCACATGGTTGCCCCAGAAGGGAAAACCCAAGTGGATTTAGATTCCCGATATACGGCTCCGGGAAATGCCTTTGGATAAAGCTGCTTGGACTTGTCTATTAGTTCTGTTAGTTCGTCAAGAGTCCGGCGAAGAAGCAACCCACGATGGTTAGCATTATGGCAGTATCGTAAGGGGTCGGCAAGAAGTGCGAAACTTTTACCACCACCCGCTGCACCGCCGTACAGAACATCTTGTTCAGGGGCTGATAGGAACTCTTCTTGAGGACCGTCATTAGGTTTGAATATAACAGGGGTATCATCAATTATTTCCTTGACCGTTGCCGGGAGATTGGATACGTCATCCATATCTACAACCCGCGAACCTGTGCCGTTGATTGCGGTCTCTACCTTCTTGGCACTCTTCTTTAGCTTACGTGCGTAGCTGGCTTTATCTTGAGCTTTTTGCTGGTGCTTCTCTTTAGCCTTTTCAGCTTTGCGAACACGAGCCTGTAGCGCACGTCTGGCTCTTTCAGCGCGAGAAAGATTGTAAGTTGCCTTTGGCGCATTGGGGTCCTTCTTGGGCCTACCGCGCTTTTTCGGAGGATTGTCCTGCTGTTCTGCCACGATGTACCTTACCGCCACGCGCATAGGCTGGCTTTGATGCAAATAGAGAGATAAACGCGCCTAGTCCGGGAATCGAACGTAAGCCAATAGACTTTGCAAGGTCTTTGGCTGTAGACTTGGTTGCACCTTTGATTACATTTTTCTGTTCTTTGATGTATGCCTGACGAACCTTTCGGTCTTCGGCACTAAGGTCCTGTGGTTGAATTTTTTCTAGTTGCTCTAGCTTTTGCTGTGCTACTCTGCGTGTAGACTCTGCAATATTTGCTTGACGAGTGACTTTATCTGCGTCACGTTTTTTCTGACGCTTCTTTTTAGCCTTGCGTATCTGTCGGTTGTCTGAGTCTGCTTCATAGACTCCTAAACCAGCACCTGCAGCACCAACAGCAATAGCAGTAGCACCTACAGCCTTTTTAACGTCGTTGTCAGCCATCGATGACCATCTCTTTCTTTGGTGGCAGCAGAACTACCCCGTGGATAGCCTGTACGTTGTGATTCATTGTTTCTTGTTTACCCAGACCAACCCTGTTGAGTATCGCTTCTGCAGCACGTAGCTTCAAGTCGTCTCCACGTTCTACGACGGGGGTGTCTACAAGGTCTATCATCTTGTTCGCGGCCTTCAGGGAGTTGCCTGCAAGGAGCGCACGGGTGCGTTCTACGATTTCGTCGGCTAAACTGTCTCGTAACCACGTCACAGAGCCGTGTGAGTACCCCGCAACCTCTGCTGCTTGGTTGAAGTTACCGTTGGTTTCGAACAAAGCCGTAAGGAACGTTTCCTGCTTTTCGGAAAGGCCCTTCTTCTTTGGTTGTTGGACCAAATTCATTGTTTGTTTCCTGCGAACATGGGGGGATTAAGTGCCGGGGAAGCGTATCGAAGACCTATAATGTAAGGATAAATCGCTATGGTTGGGGTCGTTCGCCTTTTTGCAACCGCCAGCACCCTTATTATGGCGTTAATATAGTGTGTTGTCAACAGGTAATGCCCAACAATATAAAAAAAATACACGGGGGTGGCGTTTTTGGGTTGACAGATGGTGAATCTGACGTTACACTGGGTGTAACCTCGCCGGGCTAAACCCCATATCCCCCCGGTATACTGATAGGCCCCCTTACCCGTTCGCGGGAAGGGGGTTTTCTTTTGCCCCTAGACGTTGCCCTACACGTTGCCGGGAATACCATACAGGTAACCCCTAAAATACAAAAAACATGTCGGGATTGCTAGCAAATGCCGGGGG